CTGCTGTATTTGATTTAGTGGCTACCGCTGTAGCAATAGCATCAAATTCTGTTTCAAACTCTGCACCGCGAATAACCTTATTGGTGTCACCACCGGCAAGCGTGTCTTTTGCGGCAAAGTCTGTGGTTTTGGTGTAATTAGCCATTGGTTATTCCTAGCAGAAGAAAAGGAAAGGGGGCCTTGCGGCCCCCGGTACTCTATTAGGCAGATGGTACTGCCATAACAAAACCAGCTTCAGGACGATACACCTGAACACCGTACAGGCAGTCAGCCGTGTACAGAGTAGACAAGTATTCCTGTTTGTACTGGGTTTGAGAGCGTACTGACTGTTGCTCTGCAAGGACAATAGCATCCCTGTGGAAGAGCATAGCAGCACGAGTGTCGATAGAAGACGCTGTGTTGTCACCTGCTGCTTCTATAGTAGCGCAGTTAGCAGATACATAAACATCAACACCGTACAAGTTACCAATAAGACCTGACTGAACAGCCTGACCTGTAACAAAGTCAGAAGACACATAACGGTCAATGCCCATAATCGTCTTACGAACAGAAGGAGGTATAACAAGAACACGTTCTTCCATAGGAACATTGTTGTCGTCCATTTTTTGAATCATGTCACGGAAAAAAGCGTCAGAAAAAACGTCAGCAGCAACCGCTGTGTCGTCTGTGTACTGAGTTGTTGTACCACCGTCGTTAAAGAAACAACCTGTGTGTTGATAGTCAGTAGGAGCTACTGAACCAGTGTGTACGATTGCACCACCGTTACCAAAGCCAGTACCTGCTGAGTGTAAGTCAGTATCGACTCTAACAGCAAGTGAGTACCCAGCGTCTTCAGTATAAAACTGACGTAAGCTGCTGAGTGCTTGAACTTCAACAATGTCTTCAATTAACCTTGAGTATTCAAAGTGTCGATTAATGTCAATCGTGAGTTCGCTTTCGGTGTTAGCAATGATAGTTACTGCTGTATCGGCAGCTTTCGCATTTGCGTCACCACGAGTGGGCTTAGGAATATGTAGCTTGTCTCCTTTCTTGCCTGACATTGATAGTTTTTTGACAAGAGGAGCCATCTTTAGGTTTTTTTGATAAGCAGCGATAATCTCGTCGGACCATATTTCAGGTATAAAAGTTGCTGCTTCTGTTAGTGCCGTGTTTCCACCAGCACCAGGATAAGTAGCTGTAGCCATTGGGTAATCTCCAAATTAGTTATTTAACTCGACCCTCTGAATACGCTTTTAGAATTTCTTCTGATAAAGCTTGGTATCTGTCTGGGTCTGTTCTCATTAGTTTAATAATGTCGGCCCGACGATAAACTTTTCTACGAGTTGCTTCAGCACTACCCTGTGCGTTACCTGTATTAGCTGCCTTAATTTGCTGCCTTCTTGCTTGTTTTTCAACTTGTGCAGTCTGGTCTGCTACTGTCTTACGTTCTTTCCATAAAGAAAAAAGTTCGTCAGCAGCGTCAGCATTGTAATGTTGGTCAGCTTCTACAAACAACTGAGTCCTAATTTTAGAAGCTTTAATCCATTCTGCAAACTTATTATCTTTTAGGATGTTTTGCATGTCAGGATGTTTATTTTGAAGTACTGCTAGTGACGCTTGTTTTTTGTACTGCGTCGAGTACTCCTGTGCTTCTTTAATCTTAGGATGATTCTCAATAGCACGATTAACGGCTGCTTGAGGGTCCGTAAAATAATCTATATCGTCTTCAGGCTCAACGGTATTTTGTTGAGGTGCTGGTTGTTCTGTTTGACTAGTAATGTAGTCATCTACAACCTTACGAAGCTCTCCTACTTCTGAAGACTGACGACCTAAAAGCTTTTCGGCTTCTTGGTGCATCTGTACGACTTGTTCCAAGCTTTTACCTTGGTACTTGTCTGGTAAAGTAGGTTCTTCTTGTGGAGGTTGCTCAACGCCTAAGTCTAAATCTAGTTGTTGAATCTCGTTTGCTTCGTTATCTAAAGTGTCTGTTGTTTCCTGATCTTCTTCAGGAGGCAGATCAACCATAGTTGCTCTTGACATAATTAAACTCCGTGATCTTAGTCATTATGGAGATTGTGGTTTTTTCCTACCTGCTTCTTCATGTTCTTTCAACCATTTTAGATGTCTACCAGGGAAGTCCCCACTAGACCCATCTAAAACAAAGAATGGGGCAGACAGCATTTTTGTAGCCGTAGCTCCACAACTGCACCTACTAGTTGCTTCACTACTCTTTACAAATTTTTCAAATATATGTCCTTCAGGACAACAAAAGTCATATACTTTAATCATCTTCTTTATTTTCCTCCGCTTGTTCTCTAGCTGCGTCTATAGTGCCTTGTATATTTATAATAGCAGTAAAAGCAGTAATTTGTCCTTTACGAAAGAAAAGTTCTTCTAAGTCTTTAATGTTTTGAACATTAGACAGTGTTTTGATGTTGTTGGAAAGTTCGTCTAAGAGTTGTTTGAAACCACTATGATTAAATAATTCATTATAGTTATTAAAGTAAGTTTCAAGCTCAGGCTTCATA